TATACCCTTTATCTTGGACTTTAATTGTCCTTCCAATGTTTCCATCTTTATTAGGGATTTAGGAACTTCGTTTACATCTTTGATTTGTTGCCTAAGTTCTGAAACATTAGACTGTAGTTCTTTGATTTCTAATTCCAAATCATCTATCTGCTTCTTTGATTCTTGAATTTCAAGTTCGTATTTTTCTACGGAGTCGCTTGATTTCTTTTCTAGAGTATCAATTAACTTTTGCTTTTCGTCTACCTTACTCTTTGCGATCTCAATTTTTGTATCGATGTCTTTGACATATTCTTTTGTCATTTGAAGTCTTGCACGAACAAGAGTATTCATTACAGAAAAAACATCAATGTCTAGTAGGTTTTCTACGACAAGTCTTCTGTCTGTTGTACTGAGTTGCATGAAGGGAACGTAATTAGAAGAACCAAGAATTACTACCTGACAAAAAGACTTGTATGTCATCTTAAGAATTTGTTCTTCTAGTATCTTTTGATAATCCCTAGTCTTGGAGTCTTGATCTAATAGATCTCCATTTTTGTATATCTCAAACTTCTTTGGTTTGATGCTACGGAATACTCTATATTCATCACTTCCCACTTTGAATGTAATTTCTACTTCACATTCTTTCTCGTTGATTGTATTGATAAGTTGAGGAATCTTGATACCACGAAAAGACTTACCAAACAGTGCAAAGGTAAGTGCGTCCAACATAGTAGATTTACCGGCTCCATTATCACCAGAAACCAGAGTGTTGTTATGTCTAGTAAAATCTAATGTAGTTTTGTGATTTCCTGTCGATAGGAAATTCTTCCAACTTAGTTTCTGGAATAATATCAAACCGTTTTCTCCGAATACCACTTTGGAATGTTACCGTCTTTCCATTGTGCGAAGTATGACTTTTCTATGATGTAGTACTGCCTATATGATTCTACAACAGATTCCGTCTTGCAGTGATCAGGCATACACTTAGGATGTTCTGTCAAAATTCCTACTGGTAGTTCTGGTCGGTTTGCATTGCACCACTCAATTACTTTTTGTGACTTGTGAGTCTTATCGTATCGCCTAGTATATTCTGCACACAGTCCCATTGCATGATCGATCAACCACTCATAGTTTTCTGTGGATGCACGAACCCACTTGGTGCATGGGTGATTGTAGAATGAACGCTTGTATGGAGCCGTACCTTCTGGTTGAACAGCACACAACATCTGTGCAGATTCTAGAATCATTTTTACTACATGTTTGTCACATGCATAGTTTGCGGCGATCACTGGGTTTTCATCAAGTACAAAAATATTCATAGGGACAAACTTTCCATATATAGATCTTTAATCAGGCGCTTCATTCTATCTTTGTCTTCAACCTCTTCGATAGAATCTATTTCGTTATTTATAATTGTAACAGTATCTTGCGCTAAGTCAAGTATTTCTTCCTTAGTCCACGAAGATTCTTCAAAATCTTCAACGACGGTAATCTTAGAAACGCCTACCTCATACAACTTATCCATATATCGGTCGAAACTGTATGGGTGTTTCTTATTTTCCACGAACAGTTTGACATAGGAATCCTTTAGGTAATCCAGTTTATTCAAACTATCCGCCTCTATTGGACCATCGGAGTCATCGTATTGTAGAGTGTGGAACATCTTATATGGGTTTTCGATGAATTCAATTTCCCTTGTGTCCGTATCAAATACATGAAATCCTTTGTTTTCATTTAAGTCGGAAAATGTAATTTGATACTGGGTTCCCATGTAATAGATGTTGCCTTTTTCTTGGCGACAATGGAAGTGTCCAGAGAATACCTTTTCGTATTTATTGAAAATTGCGGGATCGATTCCGCCACCATTAAAATTAACACCTCGCATTACTTCATAACCTTCAAGTTCTAGGTGTCCGAATAGTATTGGTGCTGGTGCGGTCTTAATAAATTCAACACTTTGATCAACGTTATCTTTGCTTACCCACGGGAGAAGTGCGATGTCTAAACCGTCAAAATTTACTACGGTAGGCTCTTCATAAAGAACCAAATCGCCATGAAAAAGTTCTCGTATTGAATTTATTGCATTTGTGTTTCTATAATAGACATCATGGTTACCAAGGATACAGTGCATCTCTATACCTTCAACCTTCAATCTATCCATAATTCTAGAACGAACTTGATTCAGTATACTAAAGTTGACAAACTTTCGCCTGTCCATAAGATCACCAGCATGAATTATTGTCTTGATATTATTTTCTTTTACATAAGGAAAGAAAACATCATCAAAGAATTTCATAAAGTGATCAAAGAAAAGTTGAGAATCGCCTCTTGCACCGAAGTGCGTATCATTTATTACTGCAATTTTCATGTTTTATTTTACCATTCTACAGGTTTATGAATAATGGATCTATTAGTTGAGGATTTGGATTTTTCATTTCCTCTTTATTATAAGGATTTGTGATTCTTTTAATTTTGATAGGACCCCTTACTAATTGTGGTTTAATGTTCGGTCGAGCAATACTAAACCATACTGGCCACACATCATGAGATCTATACTGTCCCCAAACAATATAATTTCTATCCAAAAACTGTTTAATCAAATCATTTCTTTCATCATCTCGTTCATGAAATTGAACTAGAATCTCGTCAAAAACTATATTTGACTCTATTAGATCTTTCAGGATAACAAACTCTGCTCCCTCACAGTTCATTTTAATTCTGTGTATTTTATCTTTTATGTTGTTTTCTTTCAGAAAAGTTTTAAAAGATATCGACTCTATCTTTAGTTTATTTGAAGATTCTGTGAATAGAGAAGACTCGTTGTCATCTAAATTTAATTCAAACTCTCCATCTTTATAAAGTGCTTTCTTAATGACTTTAATGGAAATGTTTGGATTTTTCTTCAAGCATTGATCTGCTACTGTTTGACATTTATCAAATAATTTTGGGTGTGGTTCGAATGAATATATTTCTGTGCATCCAGTATATTCTGCATATCTTTCAATACAGCCACCACAATATCCACCAACATCAAGACCTATCATTATAAACTCCCATGTTCAACAATTTCTCTGCTTTGGTTGAATCCTCTATTGTATGTATATCGATCCAATCAATCATGACAAATCCATTGTAGTTTGCTTTTCCTTCATGGTAACAAACTTTTTTTCTTAGGACATGTATGTGTCCATTGTTAACATATTTTATATCCACAGTAGAAACTTGCCATAAATTTTCATTCAATACTTTTGATACACATTCATCTATGATCTCAGTCTTCATCTGGGGAGAGTTAGCCTGAAGCACAACTATAATATCCTCATCTTCTAAATTTAATTCTTTGATGACATCATTTACTACTGGTTGAACCCACACATCATCGCCGGATAAGGACTCTATTCTGTTATGTATTTTACATTTGTTATTCACGACATTTTTAATTTCATCAGACTCTGTGCTGACTATAAGATTATCTTTTGTAAAATGCTTACTACCAAGTGCAGCGTCTATCGTCCAATGAATCATTGGTTTACCACAAACTTCACGAATGTTCTTTTTTTCAAGACGCTTCGAACCAATTCTAGCAGGGATTATTCCAACGATTTTCAAGACAACACCAGTTTACTAATTAGTTTTGAATACTTTTTTAAATCATAAAGTTCTTCGGGAGTAATACTACATTTATGATCTGATCCGCTCATAGTCTTTGACAATGTAAAATGCTTTTCTACAAATCTAGCACCATGTGCTACGGCAAATAAACTGTTCTCTATTCCAAACGTATGATCACTAATACCAAACCAATCAGAACTCAAATAGTCCTTTGGTTGATTCGCATAATCTGAAAATTCTGCGGGATACTTTGACACACAATAAACATATTTTGTATCTGTCCCTAGTAGATCTTTAGCAGATGACACATCAACCATTCCGGTGGATGCGAATATTTCTTTTCCTGTGTCTGCTACCCTTCTACAAAAATCAGGTGTTTTCTTTAGAGAACGAGAGGCTAGTTTGTATTTACTTACACCTGCATCTTCTGTCCAAGATAATCTAGTATCATCAAACACACTGAAGAAAGGTTCGATTGATTCTTCTTCGCACCAAGACAGAATTCGATTAAAATCATCCTCTGTAATTGTACATCGTAAACCTTCTTCGATGAGGTGAGGTTCGTCTTTAAAAATTTCTCTTGGATCATAGAGTTGAAACTTTACTAAGTCTGCACCATTGATAGATGCCTGACGAATTAGTTCATGACAAAGATCCATGTCTCCGTCGTGGTTAATACCAACTTCAGCACATATCATCATATTAAAAGCCTTTCACAAGTTTAGGAATTCTATTTCCAAGTTTCCCATCAATCCAATGATCTACTATTGTATCATCAAACAAATCATAAATCAACCTTAAATGTTGTGGTTCGAAGTCTTTAATTAAAAAATTCTTGCCGGTTGATTTCTGTTTTACTGGTTCTATTGCAGTTCCATTTTCTATGGACGAGAGAAGGCGAACTGCATCTACGGCAGAGTCAACCACTACCTTTTTACCTACTTCATGAATACCATCTCCGTATTGGAGTGTCGGACACACTTGGTGTAATATGTTGCCTGCGTCTGGTTCATCAACAATCAAATGAAATGTGGATCCAGCGTATTGGGGTTGTAGGTTATAGAAAGGCCAAAACAATGTAGCAGATCCTCTATACCACGGAGACAATCCAAGATGCATATTGATCTTCCAGTCTGGTAGATGATGACACACTGGATCCTTTATTATATTTACTCCGAAGATAAAACAAACGTCTGCGTTTTTTCTTTTAACAAACGATGCGACCTTCTCCGTATTTAATTCTTCTGGAGTTACTTTTAAAACCTCACAACCGAAATCATATTTATCGGCAGAAAGTTCTCCATAAGCGGAACTCTCAACTTCTCTTCTTTTGTCAAAGTGTCTCTTGTATAGAAGTTGATCATGTTTTGACCAAGAGGTAATTACATTAGTAGATCCTTTTACCTCATCGGTTGGAACTTCTTTTTCTCTCTGCATCATGACAACACCACACACCTCAAAATTTTTCAGAAGGTGTTCATGTACAAACAAATGTCGGGAATGTGTTCCCGTGAATAAAATAACCTTCATAGTAAAAGACCATTATCGTTTAAAATTTTAGATGATGCAATCAGGTCGTCTATGTCCAAGTTTGATTTTATTTGAATATCAAACAGACTTGTTTTTCCATCAACACAATGCATCAACCATGAAAAACAATCAAACACATTTCCTTTTATTTCTTTAGTATACTCATGTTTATTGTGATCATTCACAAGAGATGGTTGACATATAGTTCCGCCTATAGTTGGATACAAATTTCTTATCTTCGACAACATAAATTCACACTCGTCAAATTTTCTTGTATACACTCTATTATTCTCTAGATAATAGATTGCTCTTTTATAGGCATCCAATGTTTGTTCCAAGTTTTCTGGTGAAATAAAATCTAAATTATCCAGTGAAGTGTGATACTCATCATACTCGTAGTATTTTGATTTTGTTATAGATGCCATTGGAAGTCTGAATGCTGGGGAGGAGTATTGTCTTTCGTCGCTACCAATGGGTTGGAATTCATAATCAATATGATCTACTTCTTCTAATGCAAATTGTATCGCTAAGTCTAACTCATGATTTTGGATGAAGGTTTTCTTGTGTCCTATTTTATCAGGTCCAGCAACGCAGGTTGGTATGAATCCAAACTGAATATTGCTTATATCATTTTGACTTAACCAGGCAATAGAACCAATGGTTTCTGGTATTAGAAGTAATCTATATGAGTACTCTGTTTCGATGTTCATGAGATATTTAAAAAGAAGACAACTTAAAACTACACCGGACAAATTGTCATTTGCGAGTGAAGGGTGACATATGTAAGATGATATTAGAATCTCGTTCTTACTTTTGCCTTTCTTGTATGCTTCTCCATATACCATTTTACCTTTGTCATCAAACTCGCTGTCAATCTTTACATGATATTTCTTTTTTTTGTCGAGAGACATATATTGATTATATGATAAACAAAATCCCCAAGTCTTTTTATAATAACTTGTTCTGTACGGTATAGCATTTGTTTTACTTTTAATATAATGTAAGTGTGGTTCTAGTTCATCGAACGTCATCAATCTATCAATCGGTTCTGAGTAACTAACCAAGTGAACATTGTTTGTTTCAAAGTCTACTATTGTGTTTCCATCTTCATCTTTAATCCATGCAGAATCAACATTCCATTCGGATGGAACTTTCCAATCGTATACCTCTGTGCCGCTCTTTATAGATTTGATGTCCAATGGACAAATATCTTTTAATATCTCTAGAGTCTTTTTGTTTCCCTTTCCCGTGATACTTCTGTGTATGGGGAAAAGTGTTTTGAGTAAATACTCTACCTCTGACATGACAACGAACCTTTATGTTTAAAATATCGATAAAGCGGAATTTCCAGATAATCTATTTCAAAGTTTTTTGTGTATCTTTCATGTATATCTTTATCCTCATCAATTGCATGATCGACACTCCAAGATCCAATATATTCTAGAACATCTGTCCTGTATAATATTGCACATGCTATTGGATCTTCTTCTTGATTTTTTCTGGATAGAACATTTTCATCAAAGTCCACCATAACATAATCACTTGCAACTGCTTTTGATTTGTTTGACTCAGCAAACAACAAAAGAAAATTTAAAAATTCAAAGTGAACATAATCATCAGCATCTACTCTTACAATCCACTTTCCTCTTGCAGATCTAGAGCCTTTGTTTGCTGCGTAACCAACACCTCTGTTTTCCTGATTGAATATTACTTTAAAGTTTTTTTCATCTTTATAGTCTAGCAGAATATCTTTGCTATTATCCGTGCTTGAATCATCAACAACAATAACTTCATATTGATCTCTGGGTAAAGATTGGTTAAGACATGATCTTATACATCGTCTTAACCATTTTTCATAATTGTAGTTCGTTATTATTATAGTTGCTTTAATCATCGTAATCAATTAACTTGGCACCAGCATCAAACACAATACTGTTCTTGTTATGAACAACAGGTGTAACATTATTTTTATGCATACAATTAAACATCTTTTCAAGTTTAACTTTGTGATATTTTACAAACTTCAAATAATCCGGAGATCTTACTTTCTTTACCATATCCCATAAATGTTGAATGTCTTTTTTCAAAAATCCATCTGATTGATACTTGGAATATAAAGATTTAATTTGATTTTCTAGCGTAGGAAGCAAATGTACTGATTCATAGTAATGATGACGACTTCTATGATCAAACCCAATATAAACAATCTTTTTTGCTCCCATTATACATGCTAAGTGTGTCGCGGTGAATGCAATGTTATCTGATCCAAACATAGGACTATCTGAATTGACTTCATCAAATAATTTATCTGCTTCTCCATTTTCAACAAACACAAACCCATGGTCTGGTCTAATGTTGGAACTTATGTCTACTGTATTGTTTTGATCATAGAAAGAACGATCAAACGAATGAGGGGACATTATTTCTCCACCCATACGAGTTTTTGTATATATCCCCAAGATTGAGTCAAACCAAACACCTTTTTCCGGTCTCTTTCCTTGAAAAAATCTACATCCTGTTGGATTAGAATGTTCACAGTTTAAAAGATAATGCGACCAGTGACCTGAGCAATGGTATGTTGGATTTTCAATAAATAGGTGATGAGAGTTAACCGCTATTGAAGTTCCCTCTTTTATTTTATCTCTGTACTTTGCAGAGATGTTTAAAATCTCAGGACCGGAACCTATTAAATATATTGTTTCATCTTTGTGAACATTTGCATAATCATTCAGAAACTTCTTCATTATCATTATCTTTCTTCTTCAATAAAGACTCTAGGTTACCAGTGGTGTCAGATTCTTTTTTGCTTTTTCTTTTCTTCTTCTTTGGTGTAAAGTTTTCAATGTCGTTGTCTGTTAGCCGTAGCATACTAGCGTATGGATTTTTTGAAGAATCAAACTTTTCTTGTATTTGTCTTTTGAAGTCATCAGGGATTACTCCGTTCTGATCCATAATTTCAAAGCATCTATACTTTACATAATCCTGCTTCTTTTCTTTCTGTATACGTCGAAGAAAGGCATAGTAAATTATCTGAGTAAAATATGAGAATGGATTGTCCGACTTTTCTGGATCAAAATTACTTGCATACATTAAACAGTTTTCAATACCATCGCCTACCATTTCTTCTCTATAGGCATAGTTGATGAAGTTGGGTCGATATGAAAGATGTTCAGCGATCTTTAGAAAACACTCGCCGATGTAATCTGTTACTGGCGGTTTTGGTTCATCTGCTTCTTGACATTCGTGAACAATCTTCTTCCATTCTTTCATGGCTTCGAAGAACTCTTTGTTGTTCACATAATGACTTGATGTATCTTTTTTGTCTTTTTTACTCATTGCTATATTGTACTCTTTTTTTCACTAAAGTCAAATGTTTTTCTTGACGACTTTCAAAATAGTGTTATAATTTCTTTGTCCGGTTAATAGAATAGTATTAATTACCAACCAAACATATCTTCATCTTCATCAATAGAGGATTCATCAGGTTTATCATCTGATTCCTGAGGCGCAGGATTTTTAGCGTCTTCTATTATTCTATGAACAATATCTCGGATATCGTCTGGATCGATCTCTACTGAGATCTCGGCAATTGAATCCATTTCGTCAGAGTCTAAAGAAAACTCTTCTTCGACCTCATCCAACACATCTTCTAGTTCTTCTTCGAAATCTAGTTTTTTCATCTTGTCGATAAGGTCTTGCATAAATTTAGGATTGTCTTCTTTTTCTTTTTCCTGCTCATATAAATTACTCAACATTTCATTTGGAAGAGTCATTGCAATGACTTTGTTTCTGGGAATGATTACCTTTTGATCTGTAGAAAATTCTAACCAGTTTCTAAAAATCAATGCTTCTTTTCTGAATTGCATTGACATTGGACCTTCTTCGTCAAGCAGTGTGATTACTTTCATTTGAAAAGGTCGATAGACGGTGATTACTTTTTCTCGGGTTTCTGTGACTTGAGCAATTAAGTTGTCGCCGCTGTCTAGGTTTATGATACGATACAATGTTTTATCATTCATTTTAGTTCCCCTGTATATGTAGTGCTATTTTGTTGTATTCAAATCCCTCTGACTCGTAAATTTTTAATCTTCTTTCGAAGTGATTTAGAGTGTGGTTCTTATACGATTTCCAATGAATATCATCTGCGATGTCGTATAGTTTTGCGGTGTCTTTGTGTTCAGACTTACGCAACTGTCTACCTATACTTTGCAGAATTCTAATTCTACTTTTAGACGGTGAGGCAAAAATAATGTTATGCAATCTTCGAATAGAAATTCCCGTAGAGAACGTTCCATACGATGCAACAATAATGGCATTATCTTTTGTCTCGGTGATCTTTCTGATCTGTTCTCGTAGTTCAACATCCGTACCACCAAATACGAAGAACACATCCCTATCGTCCCCCGCCTTTTCTTTGATCATTTCGTATAGCGGTTTACCGTGCTTCTCGACATACTGGAAAAGAACAAGCGAGTTGCCTTTTAGATTTACTGCGAGATCGGTTATGAATTTGTTTCGATCTTCGTTTGTTACGATCCAGTCGATCTCGTCCTGATACTTCATTTTTTTGTTTTCTTGTCGTATCTTCTCCGGGTAGTTAAGAAGAAGACAGTCGATTTTCAATTTAGATAGAAGATCCTTGTTCATGAGTTTCTTGGTGGTAGTTACATGTTCTACTCTACCAAACAATCCTTCAATTACAAGTTTGTGTGTAAGAGAATCATCAAGAGTACCTGTAGTTCCAATTCTATATGGACACTTGAGTAGTTTAGTCATTAGGGTGGTGAGAGACTTGGATTTAAACAAGTGACACTCATCACCAAAAACTGCCTCAAAATTATTGAAGTAGTCAGTTCCTAACTTGTATATACTTTGCCATGTAGAGATAATGACTCGCTTCTTCGAGATCTTGTCTTTACCGGCATACACACAGTGGCAGTTGTCTTCTGCTTTCCATTTATCATTAGAAGAATACTCGGTGAAATCAGATAGCATTTGTCTAACCAACGATGTCGTAGGTACGATGATAAGAACCTTCTTGTTTGGTGGAATGCGATCCAAGTAGTAACGAATGAGTGCATATATGATGAGACTTTTACCTGATCCTGTAGGGGACAAGAGAAGACATCGATCATGGTTTATCGCATGAGTCACTGCTTCGATTTGGTGTTGGTGTGCAGTAATAGATTCACCACCTGCAAATGGCTTTAGGTGTTCGTCTATAAACTTCTGAATGTGTTCTGGTTGAATGGACTTGCGAACGTTGATTGGTTCTGGTTCTACAATTTTGTAGTTTCTGTCTTTGGCAAACTTGATCACATAATCATACAAACCTTTGTAGATGGTTTGCTTGTATATGTTGTATAGTTTGATCTGTCCATCCCATAGTTTGTTACGAAAAGCAGGCATATATTCATGTCCCGGAACTTTGAACGTAAAGAAGTCAGAAAGTTCCTTTGCTGTGCTTTTGTCGCATTCTATGTGAATGTTCACAGAATCTATGTTTGTAATAATAAGTTCATTCATCTCCATATTTATGGAGAAAGAATGTCTCCGTTTAGTCGAATGGATACTTTATTACCAATTTTACCATCCCAGATTTTTGTAAGTATCTTGCAATCTTTAAGAATCGATATTCCATTTTCTGTTGAAGTTTTTCTCCATGGAACATCATACATTCTTTTATGTCCTACAACTGCTGATATGCCAGATTGTACTATTGCTCTAGCAGAATCTACACTTGTGAACCAAGGACAGTACATAATGAGTCCAGTCGTGCATATGCCTCTCTCTGCACACTTATATATCACGTTTCTTTCTGGATCCTCCCACGTATCCCCTGATTCTGAATTGAACCCAATCAAAGCGTTCACGCCCCATCCTACGACGCCTACGGAAGGTTTAACGAGTATTGCTCCCAACTGAGTATTGGGTTCTTTGCTATATGACTGTGCATACTGATATGCATGTCTTAGGTAGATGCGATTCATTGCATCGTTTTCTATAAACTCTACAATCTCATTGTCCATTGATGAACTTTCTCCACTCAATGGCACCCTTGATATTCCATTGTCTGTTGTTTACAGACTTAAGAATGGCATCCAGATAGTTAATCTTTTCTTTCTGGTATGCTTGCTTGTTGAGAAGTTTCTGTAGATCCTCGTCAGAATCCATGTATAGATCAATGTCTTGCTTGAGAATCTTTAGTTGGAATGGTTCCCAGCCATATTCATCAAGTTGATCCTGATCTAGTTTCCCTGTATAATATTCCCACTTCATCTTCTTCAGCCTATAGTAGTCGCTGTTGATTTTCTGGAGGAGAAGTTTCTCATCCATATAGATGTTGAGGTACTTGCTGTGAAGTTGAGGAATAGCCATCGATTCGATATCAAGTTCGGTATCGTCGATAGGCATATCTTCTGCCACCAATTGTTTAATGTTGCTTATATCCATGTACTAAGTATATCACAAATAAATCAGAAGTCAATTATTTTCTGGTAAGTTGCAGAATTTTGTCAATCTGCTTTTGAATTACTTCTGTTCGATTAGGCCAGCAGATATATTCTCTCTCTGGATTCTTTAGTAGGTTATAGAGAAGAGGAAGAATCAATTCTTCAATCTCCACCATGCTTGTCTTGTCCTCTTTTTGGAATTGAATAGAATCCATGATGTCCATGACTTTATCTTCTAGTTCGCCAATTTTTTCAATTACGGAAGAAGACACTTCGGATGCCACTTCATTTGCAATCTGAGTCTCGGTTACTCTATCTTCACCACCTTCAACCTCATCGGCATCTACTGTAGTGAACCCAAAATCGAAATCTTCGTAATCTGACATATTAGACCTTTTCTATTTCGTATGTATCAAATGTCAACGTCATGGTTGCGGTTTGTGGTTCAGTCTCGCCTGGTGTGGTGATGAACTGAAGTCCCGAGAGTGCAGTAGGAAAGCAGTTCTTGAATGTGACTCTGAGGTTCTCATTCATTGCACTATTGAGTAGGGTGAGTGTAGCATCGCAGTAGTGATCGTCTGCTGCGATCTGATCGTCTGCATCTTCGATAGGAACTATAGTCTTCAACCACTCAAACACTTCTCTCCAGTTTGCCATGTCTTCGTCTACAATGAAAGTGACTTCAAGGTTTTCAAAGTTTAGTTTTCCTGCTGGGTGTTTCACGTTGATGAAACGAGTGGGTTGAACGATCTCACCAAAGTTGATTGCTGGTAGATTGACTTCCTGACAAAAGAATTGAACAGAGGGGAGTCTCTGAATGTTAAAGAAGAACCCTGTGTTCTGAATATAGTTTGTGTTTGAAGGTTGCCTTACTGTGATGTCTTGTGAGACTTTGGAAGACAGACCTGGAAGTTCAGTTGTCATGTATTATCCTTAGCCACCATACCAAACTTCAAAGCCGGGTAGCGGCTGGTATGGAGGCAAAACGGCTGGTGGCATTGGGTATGGATTGCTATCTTCGAAGTCCGGTTCAATCTGCCAATATGGTCGGGAGTCGTGGTAAGGGGGGTTGTCGGGATCGGAGTAGTAATCATCGTTCGCGGGATCCATAGGATCGGGATCTCCGGGATTGATCAAAGAAGGAACATCGATCCATCCTCGGCGAATTTGCAGGAGAAGTAAGTCAGAAATAATTTTGGCCCGATCCTCTTCCCACTCTTCTCGTTCATCTTCGAGTTCTTGTTCAGGATCCGGAATATCGAGATCATCGTATTCTCCTTCAGGTATCCAAGAATCGATAATACCATCGCCGTCGGTATCGATGCCTACTGTTATGCTTCCATCTGGATATATACGAATTGGAGGATTACCGGGAACCTCCTCATATTCTTCTCCGCCGCCACTTGCTTGTTCTGCAATATATAATGCTTCTTTTAAATGTCGTTGAAATGGTGTCATGTATATTCTCCTTACTCTATTTATAAAAAAACACTCCTCAAGAGGAGTGCTTCTTTTTTTGTGTCATGAGTTCTCATGAATTGGTAATCTAGTATCTTTGCTTGGGCATGGGCAGTACCCACTGACCAAGTCCCTTATCCCATACGATAGGACCAGGTTTAGGATCGGTGAAAGGATTCCTTATGTCAGGCCTCGCCCACCACGGCGGAGTGTTGCTCGGGGTGCCCCAGTTAGTTCCACCACCACCAAGATTACCACCACCGGGGTTACCACGGTATCGATTATCGCCCGGATTGTTCGAAGGTGTATTACTACCACCGCCACCACCACCAGGTCTTGAAGGATTGCCGAACATATCGGGAATGTTCTGCTCATTCAATGCTTGCCGTCGTCCGGCATTGTATGCTTCTCGAAGAAGTTTGGTGTTTCTGACTGGGTTATCGTTACCCATGTTAAATCTATGCATTTTAGTTTCCTTTAATCGTTAATGTGTATATTCTCAGCCAGATGTGGGAACCCATCGACCATTATCATAATAGAATCGCACAATACCGTCTGGGGTTACTACTACCCAACCTGATGGCGAGTTGACGATAGTACCACCATCCGGGAAGGCGTAAGGCGAATTCCATTCCGGGGGTAGTGGATCAAATAGGGGGGAATTCGTCCTTGTTGGCCTTAGTGGTCCGGGCTGCGGACGGGATGGACCTAGTGGGGTTGGCCTCGGGTCTGGGCTGCTTTGCGGGAATGTGTATCTACCTGGGTCCGGCATACTGTACAGATCAAAACCTTGCTCATTGAGAGCCTGACGACGACCTGCTTGGAATGCTTCACGAAGAAGTTTGTTTAATCTATTCATTTTAGTTTCTTTTTGTTTAGGATATTTAAAGTTCGTTTTCAACGACCACCCATGTTGACTGATCGTCTACCCATGGCCATGGCAATCTTGAGTGCTTCGCTAAGCCACGATGCGTTCTGGGCGAACCATTCGATTATCCAATTAGGAATGCTCATACCCGCCGCGGCGTCTTCGAGAACCTGCCAGACATTTACGTCTGGAATTGGAGAATTATCTACCTCGACGGCACCGTCGTTCCGATTACCACCACCACCACCACCACCCATGTCAGTGCGGTATGTGTTGGGGAATTCAGTAGCACTGGTGTTGTAGTTGGGGTAGTTGGGTCCTGTTGTCATTGATGGGGGCAGGCCTTGTTCATAGAGAGCCTGCTGGCGACCTTTTTGGTATGCTTCACGAAGAAGTTTATCGTTCAGAATTGGATTTTCGTTTCCGGGTTGAAATCTGTGCATCTTTCTTGTCCTTTCGTTGTTCATAAGCCAGGAAAAGGGAGAGTCCCGAAGGACTCTCCCGGATTCATCCTAGTTTATTATGGAGTGAGTCCTGATGAACCAACTGCACCACCGTGGAGTCCGTCAATACGGAAGATACGGAAGTATTGGTTTCTGCGGATTGCAGTAATTCCAGCAGGATCAAGATCTGCATAGGTGTTATCACCACCAGCGAATGGGTTCATTGTCATTCCGTAACGAGTCTTGAACCCGATACGAGGCTGGAAGTCATTTTCACCAACGGCGCGAACCATCTGGAGTGGAACGTATGGACAGTAGAACAGTCCAGCGTCATAAGGTGAAGTACCTCTGTAACCAACGCAAGCGTAGTTTACACCAGCGGAGTATGGATCGATGTAAACCTTGAGTTTACCGTTGAGAGTTCCGACAAAGGTGTTACCAGTGTCATCAACTTCACCTTCGAGTCCAGCAGCACCGGAGATTTGAAGGAAACCACTCATTGCGAGAGCAGAAGCAACGTCAGCAGTTACGATGACGAAGTTACCCTTACCACGACGAGTATCCTTAGCGATCTGGTTTGCTTCACGCTCTAACTGGAACTGAAGTCCACGGAAGCGTTCTGCACTCCAACGTCCATCAGAGTCCTTGTCGAGGTCGTAGATACCACCCTGACCAGTTGCACCAGTTACACCAGAGTAGGTAACGTGGTTACCGGGACTGCGGAGTCCACCAAGAGTTGAACCACCCTTATAGTAAAGGTCAGTTTGCTGGGCACCGAGTTTAGCAATTCGGTAGATGGTACGAATGACTTCGCGGTTGATTTCTGCAAGGACTTCGGTGCTAAGGATGTTAGCAAGTTCAGTCTCTGCATCAAGTCCGTGAACGGCCTTGAGGTCTTGTGCGAGTTCAGTGGTGTACTCTGCCTTGAGGGCGCGAGTCTTGGCTTCAACCGAGGTTCGCTCGATGCTGAATGCCATCTCTGGGAACACGAAGTTACCAGATGCACCAAGAACTTCACCGGTCGAAGTTGGGAGTCCAGTCTGGACATCAACTGCGTTGAAGAAACCACCAGTTTCAGAACCGGAAGCACCGTTGAGGTACGCAACGTTACCGACAGGATCGAATTCACTTGGACCACATGCACCGATTGTACCGTCTTGACCGACTGTGGTGTCTCCGACTGCGGAAGTAGAACCAGAGTACTTGTAAGCAGGTTCATTGAAGAGGGCTTCAGTTCCTGACTGAGTACCGTACTTAGCACGAAGTGCGAAGATAAGTCCGGTAGGACCAGTCATGGGTTGAACACCACAGATGTCGTATGCCATTAGGTTGGGCATAGCACGACGAACGAGCGAGATAAGAATAGGATCGAAACCCTTAATCTGACCTTCGCCACCTACGACAGGCGACATACCGCCACCTACAATGTTGTTAGCCTGCTCTTGGAGTGCCTTCTCTTGGTTCTCAAGAAGAACGGTTGTGACGTTCTTTCTATAAGAATCCTTGATTGGGGGAAGACTTGGATGCTCAACGATGGGCTTCCATTTCTCACCCAAGAACTGGGCTGCTGTTTCGGGGTTACTCATTGTTTGATTCTCCTTGTTTGTCTGTTGTTAAAGACCGTTTGTATGAGTTCTAGATATATAGTAATTTGAAAATTTACGACTGTGTGTTCTGGCGTTCGTGATCTGCAAGTCTACCAACGCTGTTGAAGTAAGCGGACATTCTGGGGTTCAAGTCTTCGGCTACAGGAGCAGAAGCGATTGCGGTTGAAGGAATGGTGTAGTCTTCAACAGTCTCGGTTAGAAGAGGAGTTACTCCCCTTGCAGTGCTGCTGAAGTAACTTTCCTTGATGGTTGCGAGTTTAGAACTAAACTCCTCCTCGCTTTGATACTCAATACCTCTAGCGAGTGACTTAAACTTTTCGATCTCAGTTGATGCTAGTCCATGACAAGCGGCTTCAAAAATTGTATCACAGTTTGATACAGTCTTTGCGTTGCTTAGTTGAACGTTTTCATGAATGCTTTCATTGAGTTTTCCGGTGAGAGCATCAACCTTGTGGGTGAGTGCGTTAACAAGATCAACCTTGCTTTCTGGAACTTCAATGTAGTGACTCTCGAAGAGATCACGAAGACCGTTCATGAACGATTCAGTGACTTCGGTTTGAATACCAGAATCAATTGCGAGTTCGTTTTCAGTCATCCACTCAGATACAACGTAGTTCATGTAGTCGTCTAGTTTTTCTGTCATGTCTGCTTTTGCAGTGGCGACTTCTTCAACAAAGACATCTCTTGACTGACGAACAAGTTCTGCTTGAATTTGTTCAACTCTAGAATTTACTGCGGCTTCAAAGATAGATGCAGCCTTTTGCTTGAATGATGCGGTTAGGTTTTCACCAGAGAAGAGTGCTTCGAGATGTTCCATCTTGGCGTACTCGTTCTTCATTGAACCACCATATTCATTCACCATCTTTTCTTTCTTTGATTTCTTGCCTTTAAGAGTGCTTTCTGCACCCTTCTTAGCGACAGGACGAGCAAAGATTGAACCCTTACCGGAAGCGTCTTCGGAACCCTTACCAGTTGCATCTTCATCGTCATCTTCCATGAGAGAAAATTGTGCTGCTTTGTAAAGTTCTCTATCGATTGCTTCTGCAAGATCTGAGTCGTTGTCAAAAGAGGATAGTCTTGTTAGAACTCCATTGATGTATTCAGAGGATACACCGATGCTGTTTAGTTCTTGGATGACTGAATCTACTCTGCCAGCAGATCTGCTGTTTGATTCATTGTTTGCTCGTTCCATTAAGTTACGGGCGCTGTTGATTACACTGTTCATTGGAGGTTCTCCTTAGTTTTTTGAGTACTTATAAGTTTATTTATACTTTTTTATAATTTGGACATGAAATCTGCAAAGCAGAAATGGGCGATATTGTCTTCTGTTCTTTGAGTAGATTTGCTTATCATATTCTTATATGAATTAATGGTGGATTCTTTGATTATACCATTATCCCAGATCCATTCTTTACCTTCCATGATGCCGTCTACAAAGGCATTTGGTGCGGAAGGATCAGCAACAATATCAACAGCAGCAAGCATAAAGTCTTCACCAACAATCTTTTTGCCACCCTTTTCTTCAAGACTTCCCATACCCCTAGAAGAAACACCAAGTTGAGCGCCTTCGTCTAGTAGATTTTTTACAATCTTACCCATCGGAGTATCCATTATCTTCGCAGTACCAATCACATCATTTCCACTTTCTCGTAAGTCTGTAATGATATGAGAAACTCTTTCGAGATTAACAGTTGGACCTTCTGGGTGTCCTAGTTCACCAAATGCTCTTTTACCATCAACAAAATCTTTATTGTACTTCTTAACTTCGTTCATCAATGTTGTCTTGGGATAGACGCGGCCGTTTCGGTTCTTTTCTTCAGCCTGCATAAAAACGCCTTTAATGAAGTAGTTTGCACCACCATCACCAACGTCTTCTTTGATGAGTTCAATGTTTTCGGTTGTTTCTGTGATTAGTTTCATTTGATTATCCTCCTGCACCCATTGGTGCGCCAGCAGGCATACCAGGCATACCAGCGGGACCTCCGGGACCTCCGGGACCAGCCGGTGGTTTAGGTTTGTTTTCTTTTAGAATTATTTCTTTAGCAAAATATACAAACTCAGGTCTAAATTTTGTGTAGATTTCATCTAAAATATAAGAATCAGAAACACCCTTCTGTTGAAGTTGTTGGATCACTGCATCAATCTTGGGGTAACTACGAACTCTTTCAAAAAGTTGATCTTCTGTTGAGGGGGGAGGACCTTGTTTTCCTCCACCACCCATCATACCCATCATTGCTGCCATGGGATTACCACCACCGGGTGGTGGACCTTGTTCAGAGATTAGGTTGTATTTTTCGTATAGGTTCATTTATTGTCTCAATACTTGTAACTGGAGTTAATCTTTTTTGGTTTCTCATGAACATAACCCATTTTATCCATTCGAACATGATCCTTATATGTGTTTGCTTTATAGCCTTTACCACTCTTAGGATCATACATCATATGTGGTTTGAATTCATTTTTGTTTTCTTTCATGGCGTTCTTAACTTTTTTACGACGATTCTTGAGGTATTCATCGGAGTCATCAACGTCTCCGTCGTTGTCTACATCATCATCTTCCTTACCCACTGGATCTAAATCGCCATATAGAACCTTCTTCTTCTTTCCCTCAATGAACATGTTCATTTTTTCAAAAAGGACAGATTGTAGTTCTTCTTTGGTTTCCACCAAATTATCTTGAAGAATATCATTAAAGATTTTGTTAACTCTGTTATCCATTATTGTCTCCTCTGAGCAAATTTGACTATATTTAGAAATGAACTTTTATCAGATTCTAACATGTCAATCATGTCTTTCTGATTAGATTCATTTAGTTCATCATGAAGGTTGATTAGATTCTCTGCAACGTCTGGGGTCATGTGAATGATTTGTCCATCTATATCTATATCAATAGGCATTTTGGTGTTGGCTGATTCCGCGATTGCGTGAAGATTTGATTCACCAATCATACCATACTTAGATGCCGCTTTTTTAATTCTTCCAGTACTACTTTCTTTGAACGGTGTAACTTCTACCGTACCGGAACCAAATTTACCTTTAACTTTTTTTGCCTGTCCTAGTTTGTTATTGGTGATGAATCTAATAAACTCACCGGACTTACCACTCATACCAGAATCAAATTTGAGAGTTGCTTCATCCAGTTCAACGGACTCATTAATGCGGTTCTTCTTTCTCCATGCAAGAACAGTTGAAGCATCATTAACTTGATCTGCCCAGTTACCTGGTCCAGTAGTTGCTTTTCTTGCTTTGGGATTTGCCTTCATTGCCTCACCAGCATCTTTTATAATATATTGCAATTGATCTTTTGGTAAATTCCAAAATCTAACATTTTCTATACGAGCGCCATTTCTTGGTTTACCATCGCCCATTTTCCATTTTGTTGCTTCGTCCAGTTCAAAGGATTCAAATTTCTTTGCATCTTTCTCCGCCGCTCTCTTTGTCTTGTGTGGTGGACCTTGTGCAATGAACTTACCAGTACTTGGACTATAGATGAATAGTTGATATCCGTATTTTGTCTTTTTAATTTTATGAGTGTCTGAGTGTAATTTTTTTACCTCTTCTAGATCAGAATTACAACCACAGTCACATTCTGTTACCAAACCTCTAGAAATTTCAGTTGATCTGGCACTTAAGAAGTTTACGGTTTTCTCTGCTAGGAGCCCAGAGAAACGTTCTTTAAAATCTTCTAGATTCTCTGTTAATGAACTGGTTACTAGATCGTTCGTGTTTGACATCAGAATTCTTCCTCTTGTTCTGCATCTCCATAGAGACCAGTATTCTTTTCCTTGGACATCTGTTTGTCCATCTCTTTGATTTCTTCTTCATTGAACTTAAGAATATTTTTTCTCGTCCATTCAATCGAATAGTACTTACCTATGTATTCATTTACCTCTCTTAAGACATCCATTCTTTCTTTAAGAATTTCAGACTCTTTCAACTCTGAGAAGTATGAATCAGTGGCGTATTCAATATATCCATTCTGATTAATTTTTTTCCAGTCATCTGGAACAATTATACCCCGAAGAACCAGTTGCGTTTTGAGAAGATCCATAAAAACATCACTGAACCTATGTCGAAGTCGTTCGATATATTTAGAGAATCTAACTTCATCTCTGGTAATTTCGGCGCTTCGTCCCATGTTGAAACCATTCTCTGATTCCAATCTACTGGTAGGAATTCCAAGTGAACGGAAAAGTTTCTTCTGGAAGTATTGTACATCTTCCATTTCGCCAAGATTCTGTCCACCATCAAGTGTGGTAATTTCTGTTCCTCTACCACCTTCTCGTCTTGGTAACCAGTAATCTTCAAGCATGTTCATATGCTTTTTGTCATCTTTAATTTCACCAGTGTTCGCGTCATAGACGAGTTTATTTCGATACTGGTTCATCAGTCCTTTGAGGTACTGCTCTGCTTTATTCTTTGGAAGGTTACCGACATCGACATAGAATACTCTTCGCTCTGGCGCTCTAGAGATTCTATAAATGACAACAGAGTCCTCGATCATTCTTAACTGATTAAGTGGACGAATGGCTTTGTGTAAATAACCGATTACTGATTTTTTGGTAGAATCAAACAGTCCAGAGGTAACATAGCAAACGGCATCAGGAGATACTTTAATTCCCTTTTGTACATATGATGGTTGATATTGAGATGTCTTCTCCGACATATCATACATGTAAAATTCGTTTGTCTCTTTGACTACCTCTATACCCTTGCTGTCTTTTTCTTTTTTAACCTCACGAATCTTTTTGATTCGAGTAGGATCGATAGGTCGTAGTTCGACGATACCCTTTTTAGTGTTCTTTTCATCTACGATTTTATGAAAGTAAAGTCTACCATCAACAAACCATTTTCGGTAAATATCAATACCTTTATTATTAAAATCAAGAAGAGATAAGATTTCCTTAAACTCTTCTTGTATCTTTTCTTTGATGGTTTCGCTTTGTTCGTATTGATCTAAGTTTAGTTTTACAGGAGTTCTGTAATCATCAAAGACAATACTTTCATTTACGATATCTTGAACTGCAATTTCAACCTCCGGTTGAAGAATCATAGTTCTATAGTGATTAATAAAACCACTGTCTGATTTTTGATCACCGTTGAGATCCAAATAAGAACCATAGAAACCACCGGATACTACAGTTGTAGCACCATCTTCTACGTCTCTTGGAACAAAAGAATCTACATTAGAGAGTGGTGTGTCAGGACTCTTTTTTCTTCCGAAACTAAATCCAAATAATTCTGGCATAATCTATCCTCATGTTATAGGTTCTGATTAACCAACTTCACCGACTCCGCCGAGATCGACGGATTCAATTAGGTTAGCATCAGGTGCGTCACTCGCTAAGAAGTAGGAGTAACTTAGTGTCACTGTGAACTCAGAGAGAGTATCACTTGCATCGGAATCAAGTGCCATGTCACCGATTACTGTTGGGAAACAGTGAAAGAATGAATAGGTCTTGATTGGATTATTTTGTCGATCAAGTTGATCAACGCTCCATGTCGGGAACAAACCACCAGCAAGGAAACTACCTTGACTTAAATCGTGTGCTTGTTCTGCAACATTTCCAATTGTAGAGTTGATGGCTTCCATCCATCGTTCAAATTTGGTGCGAAGGTTAAATTCGCTGTCACTAATGACTGTGATTGTCCAGTCATCGAATGTTCTGTTTCCGGGTAGTTTTAATTGTCTACCACGGAAAGGAACAAGAATGGTACTCATGTTTGATGCGGGTAAGGCAGCAGAACGAATTAAGAAACTAGCCGAATTGTCTGTTCCTTCAGGACCAATTGGACCGTTTACGCGGAATAGGTTAGGACGGACTCCACCTTGCTTTAGATTGTTCTTAAAAGTGTTAATGTTCATTTAGGTTTCCTTCTCTATATGTATGCCTACTTTGATCAAACACCTGCGATTTCGCTGAAATCTACACCAGATCGGGCAGCAACGAAGTTGAGTTGGATGAAGTTAATAGAACGAGTTGGTTTGACGAAGATGTCTGCTACGAATCTATTGGAGTCGATGACTTCCGATGTGTTGTTAGTGTCATCACAAACAACCTTGAAGTCGGTAATACCTCTTCTACCCTGAATATCTCTCAAGAATGGTTCAATAAGATTCTTGAACTGAGATCGAGTAAAGGAATCGTTTTGTTCAAAGAGTTGGAACTTCGCAGCAGTGGAAATTGCTTTTTCCATTACGATGAAGAGTCTTCGAACATTGATTCTATCGAATGCACTACCCTTGGATTGTAGAGTCTTGTCACCGAAGAGAACTGTACCTTCTCCGGGGAAAGAAACGACTGGGTTAATTTGATCGATGTACAGATCATCTCTCTGTGCTTCTGGTGTTGGGTTAATAGCAAGTTTAACTACACCACGAACCTGTCCACGATTGAAACCAGCAGGAGAGAACCAAGGATCGTTAACATTATCTGTTCTTGCACAGATACCTGCCATGTCACCGTTTAGTGGAACCCAACGAAGAGTATCATTGTGTCGATCATACTGGTACTTCCAACCACTGTCCATGAATGCGTATGAACTAGACTTGTTGAATTGGGTATTTCGGAAGTCCTTGACATTCGAAACACCAGTAGTTAGGTTGGTGACATCAACGCAGTCTGATTCTTCTGGGGAGATGAATGCAACACAGTCTTTTCTTGCGTCAGCAATATCAACGATGCTTCCTGCAAGAGAAGCACTTGCTGCACCACTGAGGATCAGTGAAACATCAACAGTATCTGGATCTGCATATAGGTTATACGCAGTAAGTAGTTGGGTATCACTGGAAGTGGCTCCATATGCACCAGAGACACCAGAATCATATCTTCTAATGACACTTCCGAAAGTAGTTCCAGCACCAGCACCATTGTTGACACTTTTGTTTGCACCAGATCCACCAGTTACACCTAGAAGTTGGTTTCCTGCTTTGATGTACTTGGAGTTCTTGTTGATGATATCCACATAGAAGTTTGAGTTTCCATCGCCATCTTTTCCGTCGTTAGAAAGAGATACACCGTTGAATACTTCAAGAACTTCATTCTTGGTTCCGTTGAACTTACCATCTTCATCAATGACTAGAATGCTAAACTGATCGCCTGTACCACCAACAAAATCTAGGCTAGATGTGGTATATGGTCTTTCAACGAATGAGTTATATGCAAATTCCCATGCAGCAGTGGTTCCTCTTGCAATCGTTGCATTCGAGAGTGCAGGGGTGAATGAGATTGTACTACCGGCAGCACCGTGAGTAATACCAGTTACGGTAAACTTGGTAGTAAGGTTTCCAATCTTGAGGATATCTCCCACGATAGCAGCAGTTTGTCCACCAGTACCACCTGTGTTTGCAATAATTTCAGTAGCAACTGCCGAACCAGATAGTCCCATGTGACCACCTGCAACGGTAGCAGAATTTGCTTTATTTCCGTTGGGTGCAGTACCACCTCCTGATTGAGATGGAACACCAGAAACAACGGCAGTTTTTATTGAGTTACCAAGATCACCGGGGAACTTGGCATAGAAAACACTACCAGCAACAACGCCGGTTCCGTAGACAGCACCACCCGCACTAAACCCTTGATCGTAAAGATCTTCGTTTTTGATGAGGGCACCAGAACCACCGAATCCGGAGTTCATAGAGTCCGTAGTGGTTGCTCTTGCAACTAGGCACGAACCACCATAACTGAGGTAGTTTGCAACGTTTAGCCAGTTTCTATAGTTATTTACATTTGGTTTTCCGTATAAAGACACAAGTTCAGGTTCGTTTGCTACAAGAACTCTTTGCTCTTCTGGACCAAAATCCGAGTTAATTACGGCAGCGCCTCTGGTTGTAGAAACAGCAGGGATCACGTTAGTGAAATCCTTTTCTGTTACGGATACGCCGGGACTTACTCTAAATGCCATTTGAATTCTCCTTGGTTCTAACTTAATTCATAGTAGGAATTATTATGTTCTGATTTATGTATACTAATCGAGTATTTCATTCACCAGCCAAACAGTCCTTCATTGGAGTCATCATCAACATTTTTCCAAACTGTTCCATCTGAGTCTATTTCATATTCTGTGGAGTTTCCATCATTAATAAACCCAAAAGGAGTCATTTCTTCTTCAAGTTGTTCCATCTTGTCTTTATATAGTTGCTTTCGAATGTCCATGTTCAGCAGGTCTTTAAAATACTGCTGGGTAGTACACCAAGCAAACAAGACGAGAGACATTACCAAATCATCATTATGTCCATCATCTGCTTCAAATGATTGTCTTTTTGATATGAATGAAATTAATTCATCAATTGTATCAAAATCATCAATAATTAATTTGTCTTCTTCAATGAGGTTTTTCAAGTTGGAGCAACCTACTCTTTTTGTGGCAGTGGTTGTCCGTATTCCTAACTGAGATCCTCCCTTACCAAAACCACCATCGAGAGTTTGACCTTTTCTTCCTCTCACAGATGTCATTAGAATGTTTTCATATTCGAATTCACTATGGAGAATATCAGCCACTTGTCCACCGATATCATTTATTTCAACCATACAGTAGGCATCATTATATTGTTTACACAGTGAGTGTATAATTGTAGGATACACCATCGGTGAAATTTCATTATTTTTAAATGTGGCGACTATTTTATATGGATCATCTGCGTTCGTAATATCAATAATGGACAATGCGTGGTAGTCCAGTCCTTGACCTCTTGCAACATCAACACCTACAAAGTAGATGTGATCCTTTTGGGGTTTTTCGTATACTCGAAGTCCCTCGTCTGTTTTATGAATAGGCGTTTTATACACAAGAGACTTCAACTTGACTGATGAAATCAGAGTATTAGTGGATCCAATGAAGTCACATTCAAATTCTGTTCTAAACTGTTCTTCACTGGTGTTTGCTATCGTCTGTGCTTTCCAAGCGGAATCTCTTCCGGGAATTTCATCCCAGTTGACTTCAATAGGAACATATGTATTTCTTCCCTCAACCGCATCCATCCACATTCTATAATACATGTTCAACCCCTTGGGAGTTGAAACGATAAGAACCTTCGTAGTCTTACCAGATGAGATGGTGGGATATACTGAACTGAAGAACTCTTCAGCGACACCCTGCGGAACGTATGCGAATTCGTCCATGAAAATCATGTTAAAAGAACCACCACGAACAGCACTAGAAGAAGTGGCGGATGCGAGAATCTTAGAACCATTTTCTAGTTCGATTGATCCTTTGTTCCATTCGACAATACCTTGCTGTATCCATTTGGGCAGATGTTCGTATGCTAGTTTTAGTCTACCAAGCAGTTCTCTTGCAGTAGCAAGTTTATTAGCAAGAATGGCTACATTTACGCTTGGGTTGAATAATGTGAAATGTAAGAGGTATGAAATAACAGTTGTAGATTTACCACTCTGTCTAGGCAGTTTTGCAATAACAAACCTGTTCTTGTGTATTTTATTAATAATATCCCTTTGGAAATCATACATGTCAAAAGGAACCAGTCCTTCATCGACATTTACAATTTGAACATATTTTTGGATAAAGTATTCAGGTTCAGCAGCACATTTCAAGTACTCTTTGACCTGTTCTTCTGTAAAATCCAAAGGAACATCAGATGCTTTTAGATTTTTATTACCAAGATATGAGTCTTCATTCGGCATTATCTAGATCTTCTAATTGTTTTCTCTGGTTCTTTACCAGATCTTGAAGTGCTTTAGTCGAACCAACAAAAATGGAGTTGTTGGTTATATTCTTTGTGTTTCCGTGAACGGAAGAATCTTCCTTCTTAATCTCCTTGATGGACTTGTGAAGCGAGATTAAGTCTTTATTTGCTTCGGACACACTCTTGATCAGTTGAGATACAACTTCGTATGCTCTCGGAGAATCACCCTCAGAAGCAACCGATAGAATACCATCTATTGCAATTGTGCCTTTTTCTACGATGTCTTTGAGGTTTCCTCTGACATAATCATAGTCACGTTCGAGATGAAAGTCTTTCATGCTTTTTTGAGGAGCAGGTATGATCTCGGTTTTTGGTTCTTCTACAATCTCTGCGTCAATTATTTCGTGTTCTACATTTAACGCTTCGCTTATTCTTTCGTTGACTTTTTTCTTAGCCATTTATCACCTCAATTATGCATAAGTTACACCAGCAACATCCATCGATGCACCTTGTACAAACTTGATGCTTTCGGATGAGTAATTATTTATACCGGAAGACGAACCAGATGGACCGGTTACTGTGGTTATGACTCTAGACAACGCAGCAGTTGCACCAGAAACACCACCTGTAGTTGTGAAGTCTTCTGTGTCCAAGAATTTGATATCTACCTCTCTGATGATCTTCGATGTCTTTACAGGTCCGTAGACGTATGATTTTGCCAAGAATGAAAAATCAAACTGAATTGATCTTCTTGAATCAAAATCACCTTCATAGTCTTCCACAATCGTAGAAGATTGTAGTATGATTGGAACATCCACCTTAGTATGTAACGAGTTGAAGTTCAAAGATACGTTAAACTCTGGAGTGAAGTATGGAAGAATTTGTTCGGTTATCTGTAAACCATCATCCATGTGCCTAACCATTGCAGACAATTGAAACGTAAAATTGTACGGAACCTCAGAATAATCATAGGACAGTTTTTGACCAGCAGTAACACCAGATGTCACATGATACCTGTTCATCGTATTTCTTTTGCGACCAGGATCATAGTCCATACCAGTAATTTCAAACCCAAGTCTAGGCAGAGTAATCTGTGTCTTTATATCGTCGCTTATAGAACCTTGTTCAGTTATTCTTCTTAGGAATTTCTCTTTAGGACCATATGCAATTGGAACCTTAACTCTTTCTTTGGTAGTCCCATCTGCATTTTTTCTATCTACCTCTATGTCATTGAACATAGATCCAAATGCAACAACAAGGTTCCTAACAGAGTTGTGGTAAAATGTAGTAAACATTATAGGTTACCCTCCGAGAACGGATCTTTGTCTGTGAAGTCGAAAATTGAATCTGCTTCAAGTTCGAAATCATCAGCATCATCGAAGTCTTGTGCGATTGTAAGAGTTCTAATTGATGGACTTGCTGTTGTTCCTGCTTTATAGAAGGCACCAGAAGTAGATCCAGTGACACCTGCGGTGTTACCTACACCAATGATAAATCCGCTTGCTCCGGATGGTCCTGCAACCGTAAGTAGGTTGTATCCTGCACCAGATGGTCCAGCGGTTCCTCCGGTTGCCCAGTCTAGAACGGTTGCATACCAATCTGCACTCGAACCCTGAGTTCCAAAAGCAGTTCCTTGATATACTACTTCACCCACACTATAGTTCGTGGTAGCACCGCCTGTTAGGTAGATGTTAAACGCTACATCTTCTGCAACACCCTCAACCTTATCAATGTCAGAGAATCCGGTGTCGAAATCTTCTTGACTATACTCAAAGAGTTCACACGAAAGTTTAAACGTGTACAGTTTTCCCATTTGATAAAATGGGTTTTCGTGTTCAACAAATTTAATTTCAAATAGACTGTTAGACAAAGGAAGGTAAATTAAATCACCTTCATTAGGTCTGTTTATGTTTGTTTCATGAGAAAGATTTTTCTCAAACACTTTCTTAGAAACAATAAATTCAATAGTATCTTTGATTTGAATACCAAACTTGGAAGCAAAATCCCCTTCACCCTCAAACCCATCGATGCTAGAGATGTACATCTCTATGTTCAAACCTTGTTCGAACTTTGAAATGGTATCTTCACCAAACAAGAAATCTTTATTTACAAGAGTTCGTGGAATGTAAATGACATCATGACCATACATTCGAATTGCTTCGATTGTAAGATCCTCGGCAAGATTTTGCTCTGATTTAACTTGATGTCTAAAGAACTTGTTTGTAGCCATTTATCATCCCACCATAAAGTCTGGAGGAAGTTCATACATTAGTTGGACGTTCTCCTCGATCTTGTCAATTTCGGTTTGTGCAGTTTGCATGATCTCTCTACCGTTAAAGGTAACTCCGCCTGGAAGTTGAATCCCTTCAAACTTAGAAAGGTTCTCACCCCACTGTCTTCTGAATAATTCAGTGACGTATCTCTTCAAGAGTCTGTCGTTGTAGATTTCGGGATATGTGTCTGGATCAAGGACAGCGTATGCCTCTGCAACTAAGAAGTCACCAACAACCACCTCTTCGCTCCAGTCCATGTCTACCTTTAGTTGATTGGTAACTCTACTGAATCTAATCATTTTCTCTGGGGAGAGAATGTCTTGAATTAACGAGAGGTGTCGTTTTGTGATATCATACTGAACCATTGATTGGTTGGGGTTTCTGAGTCCGTAAAAGTCATTTAGTGCCATTTGATATCGAACATCAAACAAATTTACGGTTCCTTCGCTGAACTGAAACAGTTTAGTCACGGAGATAACGCTGTCATCAACAGTGATGTATTCGTTGTCGATATCTGTCTGTGTAATTTCGTGCTTGAGATATGTTTTCTCTACACCATCAAAGTGGTACTCTGCAAAGAATTGAAGTGCATCATCAATTCTGTCTTCCAGTTGAGCATCATCTACGTTAATATCAATTACTGGCGCACCTAGTCGTCGCAAAGCGTATTCTTTTAGTGTTGATCTCGAAGATGGTTTAGCCATTTTGACGCTCCTTTTCCCTTATATGTATGTAACTAATGCCTGCAATCTTGATCTAGTTTAAGTTGTTGTTGTACCAATTTTAATTCCATGAGAGATTTTATATAATCGTCTCCCTTTTTCCAAGGATAATCACATCCTATTTGATTTCTTCCGTTTGTTAGGTAATGTTTTCTTCTAGGTATATAATAACGAATCCATCCTTCTGGGGGGGATTCAAAGTTAGGATCGAATGTTTTTAATACTTCTTCGTTGAATTTAAAACCATTAATATCAACGATGTCTTTTTTGTGACAAATATAACTCATATCTTCCAATTAGGTCTGAATGATAAACCACCAGAGATTGCAGTAGTGAATGGTTGAACTGTCCATGGATAGGAAGATCCTATGAATGTTGGGATATTTCCATTTGCATCTCCGCTATTTGCTTCTTGTACAGCCTTTTCGCTCCAGTTTTCCCAGTCATACTGACCGTTAGTGAAGTTGGTGTCGTTCCAAACAAAAGTAGGCCTGTTAGCACAGGATGATTGGACTCCCCCTTCGACAATAGGAACGCAGTTTCCGCTAGAATCTTCGCAACATGGGGAGGTGTAAATCGTACCCCAAGAGGAATCGAATTCATATGTTACTTTTCTGTATCCGTTGATATCAGTATATACATCGTCATTTTCTCTAGAAAAATCATCGTTGTCTAAGATGATAAAATTGTTGGTATCCCCATCTCTTTTAATTACTAATATTCCCTCTCTGTTAGTCGTAAAGGTTGCATCCCAGCCATCATCGGGAGAAAGTAGGGTACAATTGTGATTGTTTCTTGCAACGTGAATAAGAATTACGTCTTTTCCGTGTTCTTGTCCCCATTTAGTTTCTGCAAACCAATCACAACATCCACCATCCCCGAAAGTTTTGTTGTTCCAGTAGTAAAAATAACCACCACCTTCACCAGCGCCAGATCCTAATCCGTTACCATTTGGACCGAATGAGGTATTGTTGCTTATGTTATAAGGATACCAAAATCCATTTTGATAATCTGCGCTATACCCAGCATCAAGTTTACCTACAACATGATTTCCAACATTGTCTCTCTCAAATTCTTCAATTGGAAATTGAATGCCTTCTACTAAACCAATGTCGTGGAAATATATTCTTGTTGGATCAAATTGAGGCGCTGGTTGAGAAATCTGTCCATTATCAAAATCTCCATTACACGAATTATAATATATTCCTGTTGAACCGGGATTTTGTGACCAGTAACCAGAATTATTTCCTTGTCTGTAGCATTGACTTTTGTATCCTTGGACATTTCCATAGACTACACTCGAATCAGATGTCATAGTCATCCAACCCTCATCTGCTCCGTAAGAAGAAGGATCACCCTCGATTCCGATTGTATTGACTAATTTCCAGTCAGCAAGTGTTCCGGGAGCCTCAACTCCGTTCCATGCTCCTGAATCTGCTAGATAGTCTGTGTTTTTGATATCTTCTCCGTCCGAGTCTAGCCTCAGAAAATATCTTGCATGGAAACTGTTGTTTCCTTGAAACCAAGGATAACCGTATTGTCCCGGAGCGGTAAGAACCAAAATGTTTTTATACTTACTATACTGATCATAAAGTTCCGACGTTGGAGAAATACTAGATACTCCTAAAATTGTTCCGGGATAATCAAATTGATTGTCTTGTGGATTTGCACCCTCAACAGCAAAATCTTCTATGATGATCCTGCTCCAAACTTTAGGAGTTACAGTTCCATCATCTTCTATTTTGTTTGCCCATAGAATTGCTTTTCTGTAAGTGTCATTAATGTTGCCACCGGGATCAGCAGGACTATATTCTTCTGTAATTAAAAAGGTATCTCTAGAAATAAACTCTAGATTTCCAAATGTTTTACTTCTGTCTCCATTGCTATTTACAAAAACATCTTTAGCATCCCAAACTAGAGTTCTACTTACTTTTCTATTAGTATGATCAAAGGTGAGTTTGTATAATTTGTTACTTTTTGTTCCGTCTATGTTGTAAGACCATGAAACTGAATATGAATCTGTACTAGAGTTGTAATTCCACAGAGGTGTATATGTGCGAACTGTTCCTTGCCAGTAATAGGCTTCAGGTTCGCCGGTGCCAGAATCACACTTCCAACCGAAAGGTGATTTCATTTGTGTTCCAAGTCCACCAATCATTTATGAGAAGTCCTCTGCCCATGTGCATAAGAAACTATCGGCTGCTATACATATCGCAGAAATTACTAGCCGCTGACTGCTTCCTCTTAGCAAGTTTGGTTTAATACCATTAGCAAATTTATAATTAGAGTTTAAAGTTAAATCGCAGTTACCAGATGACGATTTGTCTAGAATGATTGTATACATTGCACCAATCTGATCGTTAAGTATAGAGTTTAATGTGAGAACTCCTGATCCAGTTTTAGTAATAATGAAAACATTACTTTCATCAGCATCTGGTGTGAAAGTAGAATCACCCGTATATGTTTTTGCGGTAGAATATATTTGTCCATTTGATGCAAATATGTTACCTTGTCTTGAACTGATATCTCCAGTGATACCAACTGCACCGTCTATAATTGTCGTTGCTTTGTGTAGTCTTGTGGATGACAGAGAATCGGTGATTCCAATAACCCCTGCTCCTTTTATTTCAAGATCTGTTCCGCTATCTGTACCTAGTTCTACCTTGGAATCTGAGGCTTTGAATGTTCCTCTTTTGCTATTGGTTGTGTCTTCGACTCGGACTTCTGCATTTGTAGCATTCTTAACGTGAAGAGGAAAATCTCCTCCGTTATGTCCTACCGAGATGTATCCATTTTCCGAGTTAATTTGGAAAGAGTTTTCTAGATTAGTTTGATCACTTGGATACGAATCAAAGATTTTAAGTTCTTTAAATGTGTTTGAAGTACCGTCTCGAAGAACGATGTCTCCATCGTTGACATTTGTTGTGTCATGATCGGTAAGTCCCGAGTCTGCAAGAGAAACATTCAACCCATCAACAAGTGCTGCTTTAGCAGTGCTGGTTGTTCGAATGATGAAGTGTGCTGCCATGAATGGTTGACGAAGAGATGCTTGTCCT